GGTTGTTCCTTCTTGAAGTTCTCGCCGTGGATGATGTCTATCTCCCCGGCTACGCTAATCTGTGCGCTCACTAAGTCGCCGTTTCTGTTCTGCATAATCTTTAACTTAAATCCGTTTGCAAAATTACTGAATAATTGTATTATATTGATACATCACTAAATTCCCGTGAAGTTTTTTAGGCGCGAAGCCGTGAAAATCGCGCCCAAAGCTCCGTGAGAATTGTCGTTGTCAACAGGCAGGAGCCGCCGCTACAGGTGGCTTACCCACGAAAACGCCTTCCGGCTCTTGAGATACTCAAAATCGCCCTCGTTGCCGTAGGCTTCCCGCTCAAACGATACGTTCCTGTACGCCTTTCCTGCGTTCCCGTACTGAACAAAACGGAAAAGCCATTCCAGCCCATACCAAATCAAGAAAAAGATAACCAACATTTCGACTTGTTGCCTAAGATGTATCATTTCGTGATTTTCTGTAATAGGTGACAACTTACCCTTGCGTGATGACCGCACAAAAATGAACGGCCACAACCCAATGGCTACATAACCCTTGAAAGGTATAATGTTGTTGTAAATAATAATCTTTGTCATAATTTCTTTCTTTTTTTTTTGTTATATTTGTTTATTAACCCCAATCGTTATCATATTTTGACGCAATAAGTAACCCTGCACCAAGACCAGACGCTGATGGTGATACAAACGACGTTCTTACTTGCACAACTTCTCCAACCGTACCTCCTGGCCAATTTTCTTTGTGCCCATTCATGTATATGTATATGCTATTCGCGCTATTGTATGAGTTGATTAGCAAAACACGCTGCGTTTGTGCCATGTTGAGCACGTAGGTATATGTTCCACTTGTGTTAAATACGATTTCGTCTACTGGATAACCACTATAATCACCGCTTTGTCCGTAGCAATTAATTGTGTAATATCCACCACCGCTTGATGTGTACGACAAAGACACGTATTCGCCACTTGTTGATTCTGAACCTTTCGAATAGTAATATCCGTAATAGCCATACACCACCAACAAAGTGCGCGTTCTTGCTCCAAAAGCACCACGACACCAAATGTCACCACTGTAAAAGCGTAATGTACGCCCGTCTTTAGAACCTTGGTTGTACAAGTCACCCGCTTCAAACCACATACGCCCGTCCGTTCCAAATCTTATGCTTGCAACCACCGTACCGCTATCGTTGACGCAATTTAGGGTCTTGAAGCTGCCCGTTACGCCTTTAAGCTGCCCGGAAACGCTTACGTTCTCAAACGTTCCCGTTTTGCATGTAAGGCTCCCGTTCTTTGCTTCAAACACTATGTTTTGGCCGCTGCTGTCGTACATCTGAATAGCCCTTGCGCCGAGGTTGTCTATAAACGCAAGTTCTGCAAGGAGGAGTCCCGTCGCTATGCTCTCGAACTCCGCGCCGAAACTGTTCCACTTTGAAGTATTGGTCGGAAAATACGACTGTCCGCTGAACGTCCCGGCATCTACCCGCGTGACATAATATGAACTGTTGTATTTTACGACATCAACTCTTTTGGAAGTCCCGTAGTACGTCTTTGAAGCACCGAACACTCCGCGAAAGACTATTGCAGGGCCATCGTTCCCGTCGTTCCCGTCGGTTCCGTCCCTTCCGTCGGTTCCGTCCTTTCCATCCTTTCCGTCTACGCCGTCCCTTCCGTCGCTCCCGTCCACGCCGTCGTAAGGCGTAACCCTTACAGGGGTCTGCCAGCTCTCTTCGAGTGCCGTTCCTGCTGCGTTAAGCTTTCCCGTCGTGCGCCAAAGGTAGTACAAAGCCCCCGGACTTGAAGGCTGCGTATCCTTCCAATTAGCCGAGCCTGCGTTCAGTGCGGAAGGCGTGAAGGGCGTAGGGTATGACGTGCGGCTGGCTCCCCATTGGTACTTGTATTTGTAGAACGGTGCGCCGTCGCCCTTCACCCCTTGGGCTTCAACCTGCCAATATGACGTGTTGGTGGGTGCTGTCCCTCGCGTTGCGACTGTGCCTATCCGTCTGTAGGTGCTGGTTACGCCGTTGTACGTATAGGCTACTTCGTCACCCGGATAATAGGTGCTTGTACTGCTGTATACTCCGCGATACAGCCCTATGGCCGCTTCGTAACCTCCCGCGTTCTGGACAAAGCCGCCCTTCACTACAAGCTTGCCGTTCCCGTTCTTGTTCCAGCTGAGTTCGTTGGTGCTGCCGTCCCCCATGACAAAGGCGTTTCCGTCCAAATCCATATAGGAATACCCGTTTTGGCTCTGTATGCACCCTGTAGTAATGAAGGCTCCGTTAATCGTGGTTGCTCCGTAGGTAAGCGAAATAGCCCTAACGCTGTCTACTGCGCTGTTAAGAACGCCGATAAGGAAATAGTAGTAGTCCGTTTCCTCCGCCTTGTGCTGTGCCGTATCCAGCAGAAGAACGCCCGTTCCCGTGTTCTCTGAGCTTATAGCCTTGCTGCACCGGGCATAAATGTAGTACGCCGTATTCGTTGTTAGCGCGTTACCGTTGGCCTGCGAATAGGTGCAGCCCGTAAGCTGGAAGGTTACTACGTTGTCGAAAAGCGCATAGTGTACCAGCCTGCAGTCCTGCGCGTAGAAGTCGTCACACTTTCCGGCCAAATTAGGCTGGAAAAGGCTCCCTACAATCGTGAACTGCTGGCTCTTTGCGGCTACGGTAAGCATGGCCGTCTCTACCGAAAGCGGCTTTATGTTCTCCGGGTCGAAATAGCCGTCCGTGTCGAATACCATTTCCTGTAGTTCCTTGGTGGCCATCCACCTGCGCCGCGCCTTGCTCACGTCTGCAAGCCCGTTGTTCTGTATAACCTCGTTAATCTCGGTAATGTCGTTAATTACCTTCGTCGTGGTAGTCTTCGTAACGGTGTCGCTCAGCGTGATGTCGTAGCTGTGCGGGCGCAATAGGTCGCGTTCTATCCGGGTAATGCGTACTTCCCTGTTTACGCCTACCTGCTCGTCTACTATCGTTATGCTGTCGCCGGGGTGGAATACCTCGCTATCCGTGCGCCCGTAAAGCTCAATAAAAAACGCTTCGTCTAAGGTAAGTTTATAGCTTACTTGCGGGTGGCAAATCTTCGCCAGCTCCTTTGCTCCCTCCGCCTGTAACTTTTCCTCTGCTGCCGTTATATAGCTGGAAGGCAGGTTTATATCCGTGATGATGTACCTGTCGCCCGTGCTGAACTGACGGGCAGCGGTTGCCGTGTCCGGGAACTTCGTGCCGTTCTCGTCGGTAAATTGGTTAATCTTAAACGTCTTCGTTCCGTGGTCATAGCTGTGCAGGTCGAAGGTGTAGCCGCCTAAGTTGCCGGAAATGAACTTTATTTGTGCCGTCGTGTCCGGGATAAGGTACTTCGTGTTCCCTTCGCCGTCCTTTTCGTTTAGGTCGAAATCCATTTCGCTGTCTATGAAGCTAAGAACGTCGCCGGAAACCAAACCGTCTATCGTTCCTATGCGCTCCGGGCGAATGTCAGAAAAAACCTTCTCGCCCTCTCTCACTCCGTAGGCTGCTACCGCTTCCGCGTCTTCTATGTATGACGTTAACCGCGTCTTATCGGGAAGGCAGAGCTTCGTGTGCCTGTAGCCGCTCCCCAAATTGTCGCCGCTGCCGTAGCAGAACAGGCGCGTAGTTACTCCGGCGTTGTTTACGTTCTGCCGCGAAAGCTGGTAAAGCCCGTTCCCCTGCCCGTACTTCAAAGTAAGTGCAAGGCTGGAACCTACTTTCTCTACAAACGCCATAGTCCGGGTGTTGCCCGTAATCGTTACCTTGAACTCTACGCCAAATTCCGAGCAAAGCTCCTGCGCTACCTGTAGGCAATTCTTCCCGGTAACGGTCAGGTTCTTGTGCGGGGTGTCCGTTAGTGCCGTCGTAATATTCCACTTAGTGCCGAATACGCGCCGGACATTCCAATTAAGGGCTGTAAGAAGTCCGGGCAAATCGCCGTAGAGGTTATCGCCGTAGCTGCCTTCGGGTAGCTGAAACGAAACGTCTAAGAGGTCGTATTGTGCGCCCTCTAATTGAAGTTCGTAGCTGTAGCGTCTGTTTCCCATCTTCGTAACCTGCGGAAGCTGGTTTAGCCTGTAGCCTTTCCCGTAGACGTTGATAATGTCGCCTAACTCGAAGGAAAGGGGTACGGCTGACGTTACCGTTATGCTCAGCAAATCGTCGGAAAGTAAGGCCATCTTCTGTGTTGCCTTGGTCGCTCCGCTTACGTTCGTTTGGCTGAACAAAGGCAGCGTCGTGCCGTCTGTATGAATTATCGTTATTTGGTTCATCTTTATTGTTCTTTTTTAGGTGTCACTTGGTACGAAATTAACCGGGTGCGGCTCCTTTAGCTTTACCGTGAACTCTAATACTACCTTGCCGCTTCCCCATGACTTCCTGGAAATGTCTACGCCGTCTTCGCAATAGACTTGGTAGGAATAAGAAGAATTTCCCAAAGTAACCGTCAGCGTCTTTAGCCCGGCTGTGTTAAGCATGGCAATAACCGCCGTTACTCCGGCCATAGCCGCCGCGCTGGTCTCTCCTTTGGAAAAGCAGTTTAACGTGATGTCGCGGGGCTGGTATCTTGGCTCTGCAAGGTCTACCATAACCCCGTTTTTGTCCGGCCAGTCCACCGTTTGGGGTGCCTTTAGCTTCGGAAGGCTGAACAGCCCCGTAGCACTCGAAACGTAAACGCCGAGGCTTTCGAGGCTGCTGCCGCCTAAAGTGTAAACGGGTTTTACAGACGTTGCCATACTATTATGCCGTTAGTTTGAAAATCCGTTATTTCCTCAATCACGCCGCCGACAATAACGTAGTAGATGCCGTTTTTGTCGTAGGTGTGCGTTAGCTCTACGTCGCCGTAAACGCTTTCGCTGGTTCCGTCGCCCCAGCTCACCGTTACAAGCTTCGGGGAATGGAAGGAAACGCTTACCTCGCTGCTGGTCTCTCCCAGCCGCTGGTGTCTGATTACGCGCTTAACCGGGTCGGGTTCCCTTACCTTCATGGCAAAGGTTCCTATCATCATATCGTCGTGCCACTTCTTTTCTTGGGCTATACCCTCCGGGCAGTAAACGTCGTAAACCAAAGGCTTAGTCGGGTGTATTGAACACATAAGCCGCGCCGTGCCTTCGTTTTGGAAGTGGGCGTAAAGCTTGTTTACCTGTTCCGTAAAGTCCATCTTACCCTTGGCCTTTATCCAGCAGTTAAGCGTTATTTCTCGCGGCTGGTAACGCTTTTCCGACAAATCCACCATTTCGCCGTGATAGTTGTCGTTCTCTATGGTCGGGTTATTCTTCAAGCTAAGAAGGTCTACCAAACCCTGCGAACTCTCTACCCGGATGCCGTAGTCTTTGAAGTTCACGCCGTCTATGTAATATTCAAGCTGCGTTGTCTCGTTAAGGAGAGCTTCTATTTCATCGTCTGTAAGGTCTACGTTATAAGCCTTCACTTCGTCTACGTCTGCTACTGCGTAGCTGGTTCCGTAAACATCCTGCACCAATCCCAACCCGGTAAGCGTCGCGGGCAGCTCAATAGTACCCATAAGCTGGGTGTCTAAGTACAGGCTAACTGTGTTGCCTTGCTTCCTGACTACAAAGAAGCCCCACGTATCTAAGGGCGCGTCTATCCACGCTTCCCGGTAGCCGTTTTCGTTCTGTGACGTGTTGCAGAAAAGTCCTACCTTCACGCCCGTAACGCCGTCCTCGAAAGCCGGGAACTTTAGCCACGTCAGCAGCGTAAAGTCGCCGGACAAATCTATTACGTTGGCTTCTATCTCTGCCTTCCCGTTGCCGTCGAAGTGCAGGCAGTTGCCTTGCTTGCCGCTGGCGAAGGTTGCGCCCTCTACGGTTGCGTCATGCCTTCCCCTGCCGTAATCGTAGGCTATTGCCGAACCCTCCGCTTCGTTGCATGGAAGGTAAAGAATTAAGTTTTGTTCTGTTGCCATTTTCTTTCTTGCTATTCTTTAATTTTTACTATGGCGTGTTCGCTTGCTTCGTGCGTCTCGCTCCCGCCGTGAAGGAAGACAATAACGCGGGCGTACTCACTCGCCTTCACTCTCACTATCGCGCCCTTGGCTACGCTAACCGTTACAAAGGCATGGCCGCTTGCCGTAACCTCAACCTCTGAACCCGGACGCGCCCAGACTTGCGCCGCTGCAAAGTTACTATATTCCGCTGAACCTTTCGCGCCCGTGTACGCTACAAGTCTTCGCGGATTCTTCGTATTAAACTGCTCCCCTTCGTAGATGCCGAAGTTCCGGCGTATATCGTCGAACTCCCGGCGTAACGGCTCGCTTGGAAAATCGTTGTCTTCCACAAAGTCGAACCCTTTGTAATAAAGGGCTATAAGCCGTTCCTTGCTCTGTGCGCTCAGAATAAAGTTATACCATTCCGAACAAATGCCCGCCGCCTGTGCTTCTGCGGCCAAAGCTTTCTTTAAGCTGCTGAAATCCATAATTTGTTATTCTAATATACCCTGCCCGCGTAAGCCGTCATCGGCTGGTGTCGTGAGCTTGTTAATAATCGTAAGCAAACGCCCGGCTATCACGCCTACGTTAGCGTCTATATTGGAAAGCCGTGTAAGCTGCTGGCGCATGATGTCTAACGAGGTTACTTGGTTTACCCTTACCGCGTTGGCCTGCCCTGCAAGCAAATCTATACTTTCTTGGCTGGCTCCCTTGATGGCTCCGCTTAGTGTGCTGGGGTCGTTTTCGTCGAGCTGCTCGAATAAGTCCTTATACATCTGCATTGCTTGGTTGAAGTTCGCCCCGGCCTGTGCTATAGCGTCCTTAAAACGCGCCTGTTCTGCTGCCGATAAGCCGTTGAAGGTTCCGTTTCCTTCCTCGTCAAATCCCATGTCCTTCTGTAGCTGGCTAATAGCCTTCTGCAAGGGCTTTTCAAGGAATTGAAGCTTTAGGGCGTTCTTTACCGCGTTCTTCAGTACGTCGTTCGCTACCTTCCCGAATGAGTCCGCAGCGTCTTCCCCGGCTTCAAAGGCTTCTACCAAAGCGTCGGCCAAAGCGTTGGAAAGGTCTTTCGCGTTGGTCTGCGTGATGCCCTTGGATATCTCGTCTATAATATCTTCTATCTGTCGGCTGGCTTCGGCTATCTGTTCTTCCCATTCCTCAATCCTGTCCCAATCGGTTTTTTTCTTGCTCTTTTCGTCTTCAATCATGCCACGTATCTCGGCCTGCTGCTTGCGAAGGTTCTGTATCATCGAATTTTGGTTTTTATAGACGGTATCGCCTAACGCCTTATCCACTTCGTGCCGTAGCTGGTTGTATGCGTTGCCCAGCCTTTTTACGGCTTCTTGGTGTCTCTCGATGGATTCCTCTGCCCTGCGGTCGCGGGTGTTGAACAAATCGAATACGGAAGACATGAAGCCTACGGTTCCCTGTATCATCTGCAAGGGGTTCATAGTCGCGTAGCCCTGTGCGAACTGCGCCGCGCCGTCCATCATGCCGCCTATGTC